ACAGGGCCACCATGGCACGCAGCCACGCTGCCTGGTACCCACCCCTCACCACGATGCCTGCGCGGCTCTACGGCCCGCTGGTGAGCTGGCTAAGTTAGTGCGCACTAACATAGCTGAGCGGCCCAGCTTGGGCGCGTGGCCTAAGTGTGTAAGTGCTCACTATCGCTGCGAGCTACGCTTGGGGCGCGTGGCCAATGTGCTTATGTGGCTGGGCTGGCAGGGTAAGTAAGTACTCACTCACCCTCCTTGCCAGGTGGGGCCTTGTCAATTAGGGTATACCCCTATTTGGGTCCCGTGCACCAAGTTGGGGCAGGGGGCCCCACAGACCGCAAGCTGCTACAATTTCAAAATTTTTTTGTAATTTTTTTTGTAAAATACTAGGGTTTACCCTAATGCTACATAAAAATGTTGCACTGCATCCTGTCTTCTGTGTCCCGAAAACAGCATTTTAATTGATAATCATTCTTATCTGCAGACCAACAATCAAGGACTTAGGCATTTTCGGGACATAGAAGACATAGAAGACACCCTTTATTCTATTTTATTAAAAATATTTTAAAAAAATAATTTATTATCCTGGATAAAGTTAAAACAAGGGTGTCTTCTATGTCTTCTGTGTCCCGAAGGGACAGAGTCGAACCATATTTTTTAAACGTGGCAGTAATCGATGGCGTTTTTGCATTAATATAGGTATGAGCAGGTACGTATATCAAATACAGGGGGCATTGGAAGATGCCAGTGGTAGACTTAGAGGTCTACGGGTCTTGGTATGTGATTTGTATAATTTTGAATCGGTGGATGTTCCAATCGAAATCTTAGACAGAGAAACAGCACGCTACCTGCAATTTAGGATGAATGTGACAGAATCGGCGCCCAACATCGCCAAGCTGCCATACTCCGTTCAAAACAACATACGAGTGCCGTTAGGGCGCTGGCTGGACCGTTGGGTCCTCACTAATTTTCATGGCGATAGCATCAAATCAACGAATACTAACCCTGGACCTATGGAAACTGGCCTCTGAGATTAGGCCAGGCGATTACCTGTTTAACAACGATGGTCAACTGGTACAGGTAAAAAGCATTCACCCCTACGTATCCAACGAATGCTATGAGGTGGAGTTTGATGACCACGTCACGATTTGTGGCGATAAACACCTGGCATTCATGCTGGAAAACCCCAAGTACCGCAAAAGATTGCGAGAATACAAAGGAGTACATAAATTTCGGCGCCCACTACGGCGCTATAGCGTCTTGGATATTGTGGAGTCTGGCGAAAACTTATCAATGCCGACTACCAAGCCGTTGCAGTTCCCACACCAAGATCTACCCATACCACCATTCTTGTTAGGATTTTGGTTCCTGGGTAAGAGAGCCAACAAGACGATGGTACCATCGCCAGGTTGGTCAGAATTTATACACCAAAAATTTAAAGACGCGGGGTACAAGATTACAACCCACCGGCTTAGGATGAACAACGAGCGTGAGTTTAAGTGCCACCCCAGTATCGAATCTCAGCTGGCGCCGTTTATTCCTAAAAAAATTCCGGCCAGATATCTTTACGCATCGGTTGAGCAAAGAATTGAGCTGCTGTCTGGATTAGTCTACGCAAGACGCGGACACTACAATGTTAAGAATGACGAGTTTGTTTTTACGTCAAAGAACCGAGAGCTTATGAATCAGATTCGTTTTTTGGCCGAATCACTCGGCAGCAAAACGTTTACGATTCAGAAAAAAGACACGGGTTCATTCGTGATGAACTTTAAAACTTACATTAAATTAATTGATACGCAGGTATCTAAACCACTAAAGATTCATTACGGTAGGCGGTACATACCAGAGATTAGACAAGTTAAACCCCAATCGTGTGTGCACATCGAGACAGATGGCGCAAATAACACATTCTTGGTAGGCGAAGGATTTATTTCAGCATGCTGACACCATCACAAGAACTTAAGCTAGAGAAGTTCGCAAAAGCACATAGCCACTGGCCTAAGCCAGAACTAGACGCGGCCATCTGGCGCATCCGTTGGCAACTCCAGGCACTACCTCATCAAAAAGAACCAGAAGATGGAGAATATGACACCTTCCTTATGCTTGCGGGCCGGGGATCTGGCAAGACGCACACTGCTAGTCATTGGATTGGTATTCGGGCTTGGGTCTACGGCGGAACCCGCTGGCTTGTCACAGCTCCTACGAGCAATGACATCCGAGCCACCTGTTTCGAAGGAGACTCCGGACTCCTCAACATCATCCCCGAATCTCTCATCAAAGACTACAACAAGTCCCTCTTCGAGATCACCCTTACCAACGGCTCCCTCATCCAAGGCATCCCAGCCTCAGAGCCAGAACGTTACCGTGGTAAACAGTTCCACGGGGCATGGTTCGACGAGCTCTGCGCATTCGAGTACCTCGACGACGCCTACGACGGCGTGCAGTTCACGCTGCGTCTTAGAGATCCACGGATCCCCCGCGTCCAACAAATCATCACCACGACCCCCAAGCCAAAAGAATTGATTGTCGATTTGGCCGAAGGTAAAATCGGCGGCGATGTATACATGGTTAATGCCTCGTCTTATGACAACCGGCAGAACTTATCGGAAACATTTTTTAAACAGCTTGAGACTTACGATGGCACTGACATTGGACGTCAGGAGATCTATGGAGAAATCTTAGATCCCGAGCAAGCGGGTATTATCAAACGTAAACAGTTCAAACTCTGGCCGGCCAATAAGCCAACGCCAACCCTGGAATACGTCATCGCATCATATGACCCAGCTACCAGCGAAAAGACCATGAACGACCCCACGGCCTGCACAGTGTGGGGCGTGTTTGAACAACAAGACGCTGGCACATCGGTCATCTTACTGGACGCATGGGATGAGCACTTAGCATACCCACAACTGCGCCGAAAGATTATTGACGATTTTAAAGAAGTAGTCTATGGTGCGGATAACGATTTTGCTAAGGGCAAGAAGGCAGACCTTATTCTGATGGAAGATAAATCTGCTGGTATCTCACTGATCCAAGAACTCCAAGGCTCTGGTGTACCGGTGCGTGGATACAACCCGGGCAGGGCGGACAAAGTACAGCGATTAAATATCGTCGCGCCCCTGGTTGCTAAAGGTAAGGTGTTTATCCCAGAAGATCCAAAAATTAAGGGCGAGTTTGCTGACTGGGCAAAACGATTCTTGCGCCAGGTCTGCTCATTCCCAGAAGCGGGCGGGCATGATGACTACGTTGACTCACTATCACAAGCACTAAGGGTATTACGAGACTCTGGTTGGTTGCAGTTAGATTATCTACCAGCACGCAATTATGACTATGCTGATGATGACTATTCACGCAAGTTTGTCAACCCATACGCGCAATAGGGCGGATTGCCCGTTATTATTGCATTAATATTAATAGGACAGCCAAGCTGTCACCAAATTCTTAAGTTAAAATAATCTATGGCCCAAAACCCACAATTACCAATCCAAGCTGGTAGTAATCTCCCCGGATTAGACCGGGAAGAGGACATCCATGAGGCGCAAGACCAAGAAATGGAAATGGACGCCTATGAAGATGCGTTGGGTTTAGACCCAGATGAAGTAGAGCAAGAAGTCATTGAACTTGATGATGGCTCCGTTGTGGTAAATTTTACACCAAAAGAAAGCCCACAACAAAACCCAGAATTTTATGCTAACCTGGCAGAAGTCTTTGATGAAGATGTTTTGCAGATGTTGGCAGTTGAGTACCTGGACTATATCGACGTTGATCGTGAGTCTAGAGAACAACGAGACAAGCAGTACGAAGAAGGATTACGCCGTACCGGTTTAGGTAAGGACGCGCCTGGAGGAGCCACGTTCGACGGAGCTTCCAAAGTCGTTCACCCAGTTATGGCTGAGGCCTGCGTAGATTTCGCTGCGTCTTCATCCAAAGAATTATTGCCACCCGATGGAATTGTTAAGTCAAACATCAAGGGCACTGCAGATCGCGTCAAAGAAGAGATTGCTGAACGTAAAGTAAACTTTATGAACTGGCAGCTCACAGAACAAGTACCAGAGTTCCGTGACGAGATGGAGCAGTTACTTACCCAGTTACCGCTTGGTGGTTCTCAGTTCCTTAAATGGCGCTATGACGCAGAACAGCGTCGCCCAACATGCGAATGGGTGCCAATCGATAATATCTTGTTACCTTGGGCCTCTACCAATTTCTACACAGCAGGACGCGTAACTGAAGTACAAGACATCACAGAAGATGTGTTCTTACAACGTGTTGAAGCTGGAATCTATCGTGATATCGATAGTGAATATTCTTCTGATGCACCATTAAACGATCAGACCCAATCTGAAAAAGCAAACAATAAGATCGAAGGCAAGGATATGCCTTCTAAAAATATTGATGGCTTGCGTCGTATCTACGAAATTACTTGTTTTATTCGCCTAGATGATGATCCAGAAACTGATGGTAAACGTGCACCATACATTCTCACAATTGATGAGACAACAAGCAAAGTATTAGCACTCTACCGCAACTGGGAAGCTGGCGATGACAAACTTAAAAAGATGGACTGGTATGTCGAGTTCAAATTTATTCCCTGGCGTGGAGCTTACGCTATTGGATTGCCTCATCTTATTGGTGGCCTTTCTGCTGCTCTTACCGGGGCTCTGCGCGCTTTACTTGATGCTGCTCACATCAACAACAGCCAGACAATGCTTAAACTCAAGGGTGGACGCATTGGAGGACAGTCTGACCGAATAGAGCCAACTCAAGTTATTGAGATTGAGGGAGCCCCTGGCGTTGATGACGTTCGCAAGATTGCGATGCCAATGCCATTTAACCAGCCATCTTCTGTGCTGTTTAATCTGCTTGGTTGGTTGACTGATGCCGCTAAAGGTGTTGTTACTACAGCCGAAGAAAAGATTGGCGAAGCAAACAACAACATGCCTGTCGGCACGGCGCAAGCGCTGATCGAACAAGGCGCCAAAGTATTCTCTAGCATTCACGCCCGTCTGCACCGTAGCCAGGCTAAATCTTTAATGATCGTCTCACGTATCAATCATTGGTACTTAGATGAGATGGACAACCAGTCTGGCGAAGAGATTAAAGTTCGTGACTTTGCGTATAACTCTGATGTACGCCCAGTGTCTGATCCTAATATTTTCTCTGAGACACAACGTTTAGCACAAAACCAGGCACTGTTGCAGATGGCGTCATCCGCGCCCCCTGGCATGTTTGATATGCGTTCTGTTTATCGCCGCGTACTTGCGCAGTTAAAAGTTCCAGCAATTGAAGAGATCCTGCCAAACCCAATGGGCGCGCATGAATCTAACCCAGCACTAGAAAACGTTTCAATGACCATGGGTCGTCCTGCAGCAGCATACCCAGATCAAGACCACATTGCTCACATCAAGGTTCACTTAGAATACGCAGAAAATCCAGCCTATGGTGGCAACCCTGTCATTGGTCCTGTATTTGCTCCTCATGCACTTGAGCACATCAAGCAACACTTGACACTGCATTATTTACAATCGATGCGCGCTTATGTGGCCCAGGCTTCTGGCGGCCACGATGTACTTGAATTGCACACAGAAAAACCATTGGATATCGAGGCACAACAAGCGTTGGCCCTGGCATCGCAGATGGTTGATGAAGATGCTAAGATGAACTTGTCTGGTTATGTACAACAAATCCAGGCCTTGGCAATGAAAGTACAACAAGCACAACAAGCTCAGATGCAGCAAGTTGCTATGAATGATCCTACTTCTGCTGCAATTATCAAAACATCGATGGCTGAGACAGAACGTAAGACACAAGAGTTCCAAGTTAAGATTCAATCTGACTTACAACAAGCACAACAAAGCTACCAACTCAAGGTTGCAGAACTGCAGCAGAAAGTGGCCGAGTTGCAAGCTAAGTATTCAACCCAGACCAATATCGACAACCAGCGTAATGCTACCGATATCGCGATGGCAAATATTAATAATGCAGCAAAAGAACGTGTCGCAGCCATTACGGCCGGTGCACAAATGGATCAGCAGCAGGCTCAGCTTGACCACGAACAGAACATGTCTGCCATGGAGGCTATTAAAGCATCCGATCAGGACATCCGCCAACATGGTCTAGCAGTACAGCAGCAGAATTTCCAATCACAGGCAGATCAAGTAGCACAGCAGGCAAAAGCACAACAACAAGCCGCATTAGCTCAACAGCAACATGAGCAACAATTGCAGCAACAAGCATTCCAGGCGCAAAACCAAGCATTACAGTCACAAGCCCCGGAACAACAAGCAGCACCACAACCACCCACTGAGGAACAATAATGGCAAAAGATGAATTAGGTTTTCGTCAAACCTACAAGCAAATGGGCAAACAAAGCTCCGGCGGCGGCCCAGAAGACAAAAATTTAGACGCTGGTAATTCTGGCTCACACCGCGACAACAACTGGAAGATTGGCGCAGCGCAAGCTAAGATGGCTAAATCTTCTAAAGTTGGTCCAGATAAGAATCTGAACGAAATCGGCGGCGGAAATTTCTACTAAAAAAAATTCTGTGAAAAGAATCAATCCTAAAACAGGTAAATTTTTTAAACGTGGCGATTTACGTGGTGATGGGTTTGCGTTCCACCATTATCGATACGATCGCCCTTTAAAAGATGGATACTTAACAGAGGCTTGGTATAGCCCTGCAGCTTTTTCCCAGCAAAACTTAGGAATGGCAAAATGCAGGGAAAGAAACAGAGACAAAGCTCGTAAAGAAACAAGAAAATGGCAAATAGCTAATCCAAGTAAAGTTTGTGCTTATACAAGAAATAGGCGCGCAACAAAAATTAACAGAACGCCAACTTGGCTTACAAAAGAACACCATCTTCAAATAGAGGGTTTTTATTTACTTGCAAAAGAAATGGAAAAGCAATTTGGGAAAAAATATGAAGTTGACCACATTGTTCCACTTAAAGGCAAAACTGTGTCGGGATTGCATGTACCTTGGAATTTACAGATATTAACTAAATCTGAAAATTGTTCAAAAAACAATAGTTTTTAGGGCGGATTTTTCGCTCCAATTGCATTAATATGAGTATGAAAGATATTTTAAGCGAGATTCTGCATAGAATCAAGACCGCACAATCTGAAATGACGGAGGCAATAGCTTCCGGCATTAATGTACATAGCTTTGATGGATATCAAAGACTTGTAGGTAAGCGAGAGGGTTTATCCGATGCCCTCGCGATTATTGATCAAATTTTATCGGAGGACGATGAAGACCTGTAGAGGTCATAGGAGCACTGCATAGTGTTTGATGTTAATCAAAAAGACGAACCAGATTTACGTACGGAGTTAGAGTGTTTTCCCGAAGTAGACCCTGGTGTTGATGTGGCTGG